AGTTAATGAATCTCATATGGAAGATGTATTTACTATAGCTAAGAGATATCCTAAAGTTATACGAGAAATTGCCTATAGGTCACAAGGAAATATTGGTCGTTATATTAAAGATAAAGATGGCAATGATTTAAAACCATATACCACAAATGAATGGCTAAATCTAATGTTAGAAAAGAAATTAACGACTAAAGAAGATTTAAGTAAAACAATTATGGCTGGATTTATGGATAAAAGATGTAAAGGTAAAAATTGTTGTTATCATTATGCAGTAGATAGAAAATTGTATATATCATGGTTAGATTTTTTAAATGATACTTGTTGGATGAGAGGTCAATTACGAGAAAAAGATGGTGAAGTTTTACCAGAGGTTGAATATATGTTTGAATCATTAGAAGCTAATGATATAAATAAATTTATTAAAGTTGAAAATATATAATGGTAGATGTAAAACCTGAAATGGAGGAAATTGTAAAATGTATATAGAAAAATTAAATAAAGTAATTGATCTAGTAATCACTCCTGAAATGGATGAGATTATACAAGCACAAGAATTGATAGGTATGAGAATAAGTGGAGGTATCGACTCTGCATTTATGACCTATCTTATGATGAGTAGATACCCTAATAAGAAATTATTACCTGTTACAATGTTTAATAAGTTAAGACCTGCAGCTATGGACGCAGTATTAAATGTTGAAAGTAAATTAAGAGAACTAAATCCTGATAGCACATTGTTAGAAAGTGAAGTAGCATTTTTTGATACGTCTAATTGGAAAAAAACTAAAGAGATGGTAGAAGAATCTGAAAAGACAGGAAAAAAATATAACCCTAAAGATATATTTCAACAAAAATATTACGAAGATTTATATAAAAGATATCCTGAACTAAACGTATATATGTCTGGTGAAACTCTAAACCCACCTATAGAAGAACAACCTAATATAATTACAGATGACTTTGCTGGTTTTCCTAATGATAGAAACTTCAAAAAGAATCCTATATCAAAAAGAATAAAGAAAATGATTGACGGAAAACTTGTTTATTATGATACTCACAAATATGAAATAAGACCATTTCGTAATACTAATAAAAAACAAGTTGCACAATGGGTAAAAAAACTTGGTTTAGATAAGACTTTATTTCCTGTGACTGAAACTTGCGAAACAGAAATCTTTATGTATAATGTATATGCTAGAGATTTTAATATGCCTTATACAAAACCTGGTGCAGAACCTTGTAAAAGATGTTGGCCTTGTAGAGAAAAATATTGGGCATATGGATACTATGACTTTAATAATATAGAAACGGTTGCTGAATATAAGTTATCCAAACAAGTGGAAGATAAAGTGGAAGAAGTCAAAGCATTAAAAATGAAGTTAGAGGATCTTGACTCTAACAATGATTGATCTACAACTCTATTTAGGACCAAGAAATGGAAAAGATATTTAAAGATAAAAGTATGGCAGCTGTTACAAACAGTATGCCTGGTAACGTAGATACCTCTGATTGGTTTAATACATTATCAGACAAAGGTCTAGAGCGTAAAGAAGATCCTAAATCTATAATGAATAGAGCAAAGAAAAAAGATAGTTGGTTTTGTGTTCATCCTTTTGCTGAAATGTTTATTGAACTAGATGGTTCTTATAAGGCCTGTTGTCTTGCAGAAAAATCAGGTCAACATATTGCAACAACATCTATAAAAGATTGGATGCAAAGTGATAACTTAAACAAATTAAGACAGCAGATGTTAGACCCTAGTAAAGGTAGGGACGCAATAGAAAAGAATTGTGTTAGATGTGTTAGTGATGAAAAGAGATATGGTAAATCTCGTAGAACTCACCATATGTGGCGTGAGTCAAATAGTAAAAATCGTTGGGATAGAATTGAAAGACACGTTAGAATGTTTGAAAAGACAGGTGTATGGGATTTTGATGAAAGAATTATGCAAATACAATTAAAGTCTTTTGGTATAGAATGTAATTTAGATTGTCATATGTGTAACCACGACAGCTCATCTATGCGTATTGATATGATGAACAAACACAATGTTTATAGTGAAAAAATGTTTGGGTCTATGGAAAAAACACAAAGAAAAATAAAACTAGTTGAAGATAATCTAAACAAGATAGATAAAAAATCTGTTGTAGAACAAATTAAAGAACTTGTACCTTATCTTAATAGTATAAAGATAATAGGTGGCGAACCATTAATTATGAAAAAGTATTTTGATTTTTTAAGTGAGATATTAAAGACAGGACACGCTGAACACATAACGGTTAAGTTTCAAACTAATCTTACAAAGTTAGGCGAAGGTAATCATAAGTTTATAAACTTTGTACCTCACTTTAAACAAACATCATTTACTGCTTCTATTGATGGTGTAGGACAGTATGCAGAATATTTAAGAAGAAGATCAAACTGGCAAGAAATATTAGACAATATAGTTTTACTTGCTTCAGACAAATACAAAGGTAAAGCATTTGTTGATGTTAATTCTGTCATCACTTGTTTTAGTGTATTACGTTTTGATGAAGTAATTAAATTTTGTGCTGAGAATCCAGGTATAAGAAGTGCTGGTTGGTTGATGATTGAAAGACCTGAACCATTAAGAGTAAATAACTTACCTAAAAAATTAAAAGATCAACTTATACCAAAGTATGAAGGCTGGCCAGATATACAATCTGCATTAAGAATGCCAGAAGAACCTGACAATGATTTTCAGGACACGTTGAACTATATGTTACAACAGGATAAAGCATACGAAGGAACAAAATGGGAATCACATTTGTTTGACGTATTCCCAGAACTAAAGGAGTATTATGACGGCACCTATCCAAAGAATGCCTAAAGATGGTGTAGATGTTCTTTTATTTACAGACACTAATAATGCGTACGGTCATGGTAGAGATGTTGGCTGTTACACCCTTGCTGGTATTTTAAGAGAACACGGTTATATAGTACAAGTCGTTGATTTTTTCGCAAGCTTATCTTTAGACAAAGCAAAGGATATAGTTAGAAAATATGTATCGTCAAAAACAAGATTCGTTGGATTCTCAGCAACACATTTCTCTCTTGCTAAATATAATTTAAAAGAAGAATTAAGTCCCTATCACCCTCAAGTAGTAAGAAAAAGATATAGGGGTGCTAAACCATTTCCTCAATCTAGTGGGTGGATAACTGAATTATTATATTTTATTAAACAATCATCACATGCAAAAATTATTGTAGGTGGTGATAAATTTACACATGAATTTAATAATGATTTAATTGATTTGTGGGTTCACGGTAGAGCAGAAAAAACAGTACTTGAATTTATGACTGATACTATTCCTTCGGGACATGTGTACGCAGAAGAAGGAAATCATTTTAATACATCACAAGGTATTATATGGGACAAGTCTGACCATTTATTTAAAGATGAATTTGTGCCAATAGAGTGGGCAAGGTCGTGTATTTTTAATTGTTCATTTTGTAATTTTACAAAAAAGAGAACTGGTGAAAAAGTAAAAAGTGTAGACACTATTAAAGAAGTACTTCTTAGAAATTATAACGAACATGGTCTATCAAAATATATAGTTTGTGACCCAACCATTAATGATAACAATGAACGAATAAAAGCTTTACATAAGATGATAACAAGTTTGCCATTTGATATTGAATTTACTGGGTATATTAGAGTTGACTTAATACATAAATTTAGAGAACAACGAGAATTATTATTAGAGATGGGTGCTAAAGCATTCCATTTTGGTATAGAAACATTTAATCCAAAAACTGCAAAAGCAATTAAGAAAGGTTTACATCCCGATAAAGTTAAAGAATTATTATATTATTTAAGAGAAACATGGGAAAATAAAATTGTTATGGGTTCTGGATTTGTTATAGGTTTACCATATGAAACAAAAGAATCTGTTTATAATACTTTCAAATGGTTGCAAAAACCAGATTGTCCATTAGATGCTGCCACCTTTATTGCAATGTATATACCTGAACCATTATATAAAGATATTGATTATTCGGATATAAGTAAAAATCCTAATGAATTTGATTTTGATTTAAAAGACGGTTCCTATAATAGATGGGAATCAAAAGAAATGACACATGATGAAGCATTAGAAATATCTTCAAAATTTTCTAATGATTTTGTAAATCCAGCATATCATTACTATTATAGCAGAATTAGAAATTTAGGATTTAGTCATGAAGAATGTTTAAAGATGAAGCTGGATTATGATGAAACATATCTTATGACAGAAAAGATACGAGATAAAATGGCAAAGGAATATCATGAAAAATTATGAAGAATTATTCAATGATAATGAATTAAAGATTTGGGCAGATGTAACAACATATTGTAATGCCAAATGTCCACAATGTCCTAGAACAGATCCGAATGGACTAGGTAAAGCAGAATGGTTAGAGTTAAATCAGTGGTCACTTCAACAATTTCAAGAAAACTTTCCTATATCAATTTTAGAAAATTGTCAGCAATTTGAATTTTGTGGTGAATGGGGTGATGCCATAATGAATAAAGATATATTTGAAATGTGTAAATATGTTATTGATAACTCAAATTCCACAATAGCCATACACACAAATGGTAGCATTAGAACGCCCAAGTGGTGGAAAGAATTAGGAGAAATGTGTGGTGATAGACTTGTAGTTACTTTTGATATTGATGGATTTACACAACAACAACATGAACATTATAGAGTGGGCACAGATTTAAAATTAATTTGTGACAATTTAAAAGCATTAAATGACACAGAATCAGAAGTAGAAGTATTTACTATAATATTTAAACACAACGAAGATGATATTCCAAAGATAGCAAAATTTGTAAAAGAATTGGGTGTAGAAAAAATTATGTTTATTCTTTCTAGTAGATTTGCTAAAGTTGCAGAAATTAATAGTCGTAAAATATTTGAATACACAGATAATAATAATAAGATAAATATTCTTGAACAAAGTAGATTTAATGCCGATGCCGGAAGTATATTTTTGAAAGACATAATTTTAAATAATGAAAGTATAAACATATTAGAGGATTATGTTAAAAACAACTAATAAATGTGGAGTAAGGTGTTACTGGATGCTAGAAGGAAGAATAGTTATCAGTCCAGATGGTCAAGTAATGCCATGTTGTTTTTTTGAAAATCAAATTTATAAAGATATGAAATCAGTGGAAGGACATCCAACATATCTTCATTATGATATACCAATGGCAGAAAATAAAATGATAGTAGATTACATTGAACATAAGGATGAATTAAATATACATAATCGTCCGCTTAAAGAGATATTAGAACATTCATGGTTTCAACGATTATATGAATCATGGGATGATTTTGATACTATAGATCCATTATGTATACGAATGTGTTCACGAGATAATGACAACTTGGAAGAAGAAATAAATGATACAATCTCAAAAAAAAGATTCTTTAAATTTAGAAGTTAGAAAATATAAACCAGGCCAAGTATTAATGCTGGGTAATATAGTTGAGTTAGTTTCAGATGACCTTGTTAATCTGGTAAAAAGTCATTCAACAGAGGAACAACGTTCCATACAGACCCTTGAAAAATGGCAAGGCATAGGACATAACTTGTATAAATTTGATGAAATGACAAAATATTCTCCAGATTTACATGAGATTCATAGTATATATAGCAAAAATGGACTTGACATTGATATAGATGAATATGCAAAGTCACATTTAGAACGACTTAAGCCTTATCCTGCTAATATAAAATTTGATATGGATTTAACGACCAACACTCAACAAATATTAGATTTTCTTGAAATAGATTATGCTATAATTAAAACAACTCGTCAACCACCAGGCGCATTATATCCAATTCACTATGATAAAATGCATTCTTTAAGAGAATTGTCAGGAGAAGAAAATCAAACTGTTTTGCGTTTTTATATATTTTTAGAAGATTGGAAACAAGGACAATTTTTGTTTGCTAATGATTCTGTGTTACAATGGAAAAAAGGTGATATATACTGTTGGGACGATAATGTGCTACACGGTTCGGCTAATTCAGGTATACATCCAAAAATGGGATTGACTATTACTGGACCTTTAAAATTAGATAAGTATGAAAGGTAAAATAATGAGAATAATATGTTGCAGATTTGGTAATAAGTTTACCGACTGGCACGTTAAAAATTTAAAACATATGATAGACACTTATTCAGGTCTAAAGTATGATAATTTTGAAGTAATAGATACTGATTTGTATGGCAACTGGTATAATAAACTTCAAATGTATGACAAGTTTAGAGATGGAGAAAATTTATACTTTGATTTAGATGTAGTTATCTATAATAAGTTACCAAACTTAATTAGAAAAGAATTTACATTGTTAGATGATACTTGGTGGAGAGAACCTGCTCATACACCATTAAACTCTTCCGTTGTATCTTGGACAGGAGATAAGTCTTGGATATGGGATAAGTTTAAATCAAATGATACAGAATACTTAAAAGTATATAATAAAGGAAGTGATGAGTTTTATTATAAACAAATAGTATATGAAACATATGATAAAGTTTGTCCTTCTATCAAAAATTATATGTATGAAATGCCACCAAAAGAATTTAGTATTTGTACTCTAGGTCAAATGAACCACATAATGGAAGAAGGTTGGACTGGTTGGTGGGATAATTATTTTTTACCTAGACAATCCATTGCAGCCTGAAAAACATCAATCTTATTTTTAGCTTGTCTTAATGTCTTTTTAGCTTTAGCGTTTTTAGAATCTCTAATCTTTACAACGTCAAATAAAGCAAGTTTTAATGCAAACAGATGGTCTGCATTATCAACATCTTCAAATATTGCTTGACATAATTTTGGGAAAAACTTACTATCTATTTTATCAGAATCAAATACTAAACCTTCTTTTTTAGCGATTCTCATAACAGATTCTTCAAACGCTTTTCTTTCTTTTCGTTTTTTTTCGTAAGTTGCTTCATGGATTTTATCTATATCCATAAACTTTGTAAGCGCTATGTATTGAGGATGATTTTCCTCATAAGGTAATACAGTAGTAAAAACCTTTTGTTTATCGTTTGTGGTCGTCAACATCTCTATATTTTTTCTTTCACTATCAACAAAATATGATGTTATTAAATTTTCTTTTAAATATTCTTTAGTTAACATTTCTATTCTCCTCTATATAATTGTATAAGTTAATCTTTGGTAACCAACCAAGATTATTTAGTAGTGTATTATCAGCCTTATTATCCAATCTTTCAAATTCATTTCCAAGGACAAATTTATCACAACTAACTTTAAAATAATCAACTAGGTCCATAAGTTTGTTTGTAATACCAGCACCAAGATCAGTTACACCAGTTAAATCTGTTTTCATTAAAGTATTTATCCCTCTCACTAAATCGTCAACGTGTATAAAATCTCTGCTGTGGTTTATATTTATAAATGGAACGTCATCTCTTAATATTCTAGGAATCAACATACTCTCTCTAGCATTTGGTCCATAGACAGTTGTAAATCTCATTCCTAAACTATTTGTAGGTGCTATTTGCTCTAAGCTGTATTTGCTCATAGCATATGGATTTCTCCAAGGTTCGTGTGATGTTGATGAACTTGCGTATAAGATTCTTGTATCTTTGAAGTAGTCAAAAAGTCTTTGACCTGCGATTACATTTTGTTCCCAATATTCAGTAGGTCGTTCCAAACTATCTCTAACGCCAGACAACCCAGCAAGATGTATAACTAAATCTACATTATGCTTTAAGTCACAGGATAATAAATCATTACCTGTTAACTTGTCTAAACAAGTTATTTTATGATTGGGTTTTAAAAATTTAAATAAATGTTGGCCAACGAAGCCTTCACTACCTGTTAATAATATATTCATAATTCATAATATAATTTATAAGTCTATTAAGACTTATTTATTCTTAAATAATATGTTGCAGCTGTTGTAGTAGAACCATTAGGAAATTCCTGTGCTCTATAATCGTTTGTATTATAATATCTTTGTTGATAGTTACCAGAACCATCTAAAATGGTATCTACAATACCAGAACCTCTAGTATTACCTGAACCACTTGCACCTATATTATAAGCAAGTGAATAACCATCACCTGAAGATACAGCAGTATATCTAGTCCATTCTTGTATCAAAGAATTAAAAGCTGCTGTAGTATATTCTTTTATATTACTTGAAGCGTCTAGGTAATAAGGTTCAGTATATGTAATAACAGCACCAGTTACTCTATGTAAATAATAACTTGTTATATTTTCCGGTTGATCCAGTGTTTCTGGAATAGATCCAGATGTATATTCACTTACGTCAGCTCTTGTATCTACAAATATTGCTGTTGAGGCACCTGAAACTTCAGTTGAACCTGCTACGGAAGTTGATGTTGAAATATGGTATGTTCCACCTTGTTGCGTTCCTGTAGTTGCTGCAGCAAGTAAATCAATCGCTGGGTGTAAAAATGTATCTTTTACATCCGTTAGACTCATTGCTTGTATGTTACCACTTCCATTGTAATAGATTGGCCAAGTTTTTCCTGTATCAGATGTTGGTGATACGGATGCCCTAGTTTCTGAAATTTTGTCGTAAGTAACTGTAACTGTTGATGGTTCAGCTGTTGTTCCTTCACTTGGGTAAGATGAAGCGTGTGTTGAATACGCACCAGCTTGTTTTCTTGTATCGTTAATTGCCGCTAATGATCCACTATTACTAACCACTGATAGCGACACACTAGGGTTTAGTGAATATTGATATACACATTGGTCTACAATTTGGTTAACCAAAGTAGTATCCATCTCTTTAAGATTTCCACTTGTGTAATATAAAGGTTTTCTTACTGCCATAATTTCCTCATTTATTGTTTCTGATACCTTTCATTTCCAAAGTACCTTCCTTTTATTTATATGTTCTAAGCGCCTGCACCATACATTGTTTTTACAACAGTTCCTGTTGAATTGATAATCTGTAATGTTACAACACTTTTTAGTTGATCTTGCCCGATAGCATCGTTGGCCATATTGGCTTCTGCGACTGTATCAAGGGCAATAATTGTACCTGTCACTACTCCAGAACTCCCAGTAGTTACTA